GACCCGAAGGGGAACAAGAGAACGAAGACGATATGTGCGGAGGATGGTTTACGGAATGTTGTTGGAAGGATGACCTTAGCAACTGGCACCATTCTCCCAAACCAGCCGATTGAATGCTATAACGCAATTCGCCTTTTAGATTGGGATGCTATAGACCGCATGAGTATAGAATCTTTTCGCCGGCATTACTATGCTGAAGGAGGAGGTTGGATACGTGGTCCTCATAAAGTAAAAGATAAGAAAACAAAAGAATGGGTAACGGTTAATGAGGTACGTTGGTCAGAGCATGTTAGAAATGTTCCTCAAAACTTGGGGGAATTACAAGAGCGTCTTAGAACTAATATCATGGTCCGAAGACTGACGAAAGAGGTACTTAAAGAGTTGCCTTCTTCCCGCTGGCATATGTTTCCCCTCATTACTAATACAGCTATCAAAAAAGCGTTAAAGCACCCAGGGTGGGGGGATGCTGAAAAGATGTATCAGATGGACCCTAACGGCTTCAGTGGAGCCATACCTATAGAGGGGGCGGTATCTACCGCTAGGAGGCTTCTAGGGGAGGCTAAGGCGCTATCTATAGTGGCGTATGTTAAAGATTTGATGAATAGTGGGGTGCAAAAGCTAGTAATTGGTGCTTGGCACCATTCAGTACTTGACATATTAAGGCAAAATCTGGTACAATTCGGCTTAACTTATATGGATGGGAGAACATCACCCATCAACAAGCAACTAGCTGTAGATAACTTTCAGCAAGATAATGAAATTTCTATAATCTTAGGGCAAATGCTCCCATTAGGAGAGGGGTGGAATTTACATTCAGCACAAGATGTAGTTCTTGCGGAGCCTGATTGGGTTCCCGGCAAAAACGAACAACTACTTCGCCGCATATTAAGGATTGGTCAAAAAGGAAGAAGTCTTATTGGCCATGTGCCTCTTATCCCCGATACCTTGGAGGAAAAAATAGTCCGTAGGGCAATCGAAAAAGATATCACTATCTATAAAACACTAGACGAAAGGGAGAGATAATGCCAGAAATTACTTATACTTTTACTGCTGAAAGTTTTCAAGACCTTAAAGACCAAATGGAAGCGGAGTATGCTACTTTGTTCCCGCCTGTAGATGACGTTCATAGTCGCTTAGAAGACCATATTATTGCTGAGAACGAGAAAGCAGAAGCTAAAGAAGAGAAGAAGGAAGAGAAGCCTCCCCGTAGACGTAGGGCCACTACAGAAGCTCTGAAGGAAGAGAAGCCAGCTAGGAAACGTGGAAGGCCGAAGAAAGAACCTGCTCCTCCCCCGCCGGCACCAGAAGAGGGAAAAGAGCCTGTAGAAGTTACTGCTGCTGATGGGGTGAAAGCTGCAACTGAAGGCGCAGAAAAGCTTGGACCGGGTATGATTCTCCAGATTCTTGAGGAAGATTTTAAGGTTAAGAATGTTTCAGAACTTGACCCGCAGCAGCTTAGGGAGTTTGTTGAAACTATTAAATTTGAGATGCCAAATTAGATTTACTACTAATAAGAAGGTAAAGAGGAGAAGAAATAATGGGGGGAGAAAAGTATATTAATATTACGTTTCAGATTGGGCCTGTTGGAGATGTTGGAGTCAACGGCT